ACGCTGGCAAAAACCTGTACTACGTTGTTGGCCCGGACGGCGAGGTCTGGAAACAAGCAGATCAATTCGGGATCGCCTGGAGTTATGCCAATAAACAGTATCAAGTTGCGATATCGCAACAGCACTATGCAAGTGGCAAAAAAGGCGATACATTAGAGACGTAGAGACTATCAACTGGCAATCAAAAGGAGAAAGCAAAATGACTCAGCAATTCCAAGTAACCGGCAGCAGCAACGCCCGTCGCAACATGAGGGGCGACCTGGCAGCTAGGCAGCGCATCATGTTAAGCGAGAGCATCTACATTGAGGTTCTGACCTGCAAGCGTTTTGGTGGCAACCTGGTCACCACCGCCAGGGTTTGGACCATCGAGGCAGATGGTCATGCAAGCACCATGATGTGCCAGGACTGGAGCCAGCAGCTCATCAGCAATCGGGTCCGCTGCACTGTCAAAGCTGTCGAGCAGCAGCAAGCCGAGGGCCTGGCGATGGCTCAGGACCTGGCGCTTGGTGTTTACAACCAATACGTCAGCAGCGGAGCGATCCAGATCCCCGTTGAGCAGAGCCTGGCAAGCCAGGTTGCTAACGGTGGCGGCGACGCCTGGGTGGCTGCTGCGCGTAGCGGTCAGATTATGCGGATCATGTAAGGAGGAATCAAGTGAGCAACATCGTTTATCAAACCGCTTGTGCTGAGGACGGCGTTGCTGCCGTCGTCTCACGGGTAGATGGCAGAGCAGCAAACCAGTACCTGGTAAGGCTGCTCGATACCGACGACAACGAATTTTACGGGTTCGTCTGGTTCAGCGATCAGGCAGCTGCAATCGCCTACGCAGACCGCTGCATGGCCGGGACCGGATCTGCCGAGGTGATTTTATGAAAGCAATCGTTTACTTCCGCGTGTCAACTCAGCGCCAGGGCGAGGCCGGCAACGGCCTGGAAGCTCAGCGCGAGGCGGTCCAAAACTGGTGCTGCGCCAGGGGCTGCGAGATCCTGGCAGAGTTTGTCGAGATCGAGAGCGGCCGCAAGAACTACCGCCCGCAGCTGCTGGCTGCCATCGATCAATGCCGCAAGGCCGGCGCTGTCCTGGTTGTCGCCAAGCTGGACCGTCTGGCCCGTAACCTGAGCTTTATCGCTAACCTGATGGATAGCCAGGTTAAGTTTGTGGCCCTGGATATGCCCAACATGGATGACCCCGACGTTAGCCGGTTGACCATCCAGCTGCTGGCATCTATCGCCGAGTTTGAAAGCCGCCGGATCAGCCGTCGTACCCGTGAGGGCCTGGCCCAGGTTCGCAAGACCAAGGCGCTTGGCAGCCCATGCCCCCAGGTTGGCGCAGCAGCTGGTGGCGCTGCCCTGGCAGCCAAGGCGGCCGACAATGCGCTGCGGGTTCTGCCCTTTATCGAAAAGCTGCAAGCCTACGGCCACACCACGCTGCGCGAGCTGGCTGCGGAGCTCAACAGCTGGAAGGTCCCGCTGCGGATCGACAAAAACAACCAGCCGGTACTGCCGGATGCTGCCAACGGCCCGATGTGGAGGCCGCAGCAAGTTGCCAATATCTTAAACCGTGCCGCCCTGGCGGCTTAACCGAGGGGAAACCATGAGACTCTTTGCCATTTTTATCTTTTATGCTCTGCTGTTCGGCAGCCTTCTGGTCGCCATGCTTGAGTATTTCGATGTCCTGGTGAAATGATGCCAGGCTACAACACGGGCAAGATCGTGATCGGCTGCCACTATGTCCCGCCCAGACGTAACCCAATGAGCAGCCTGGATTGTTTCTGGCAGTCGGTGCTGCTGAGCCGTAAGCAGTCGCTGCTGCAAAGGATGCGCAGTTTTTTACAAGGAGAAGACTATGAACATTAACCAGGTAGACATCAAAAAAATGCACCACCGCCAGGGCCCAGATACTGAGCGCGAGGCAGCGGTGCGAATAGCCTCCAAGGTAGTCGGACTCAGGAGAAAAGTCCTAGAGGCGCTGGCAAACTGCACCCAGGGAGCAACCGGGGAACAGCTGGCAGCAATTATAGACGAGTGGCTGTATAGCGTGAAACCCAGGTTGACCGAGCTCAGCAGGCTGGGGCTGGTCGAGGACAGCGGAGAGCGCCTGGTCAACAGCCGCAAGCGCAGGGAAATCGTTTGGACAATTACTAACAAAGGAATGGAGCTTTTAAATGGCTAAGTTATCACCCGACAATCACTTGAGCGGCAGCGTGCTGCCGGCTTACATGGGGTTCAGCCCTTATCAAACCCCGTTTGAGGTCCTGGACCGAGCGCGCGCAGCGGTGCGCGGCGAGCCCCGCGAGGAGCTCGACAGCCTACCAGCTGACATCGGCAGCGCCATCGAGCCGGTCATCCTGGCACGCGGGCTGCGCAAGCTGGGGATCGATCCCAGCCAGATCTTTCATTACTCCGAGGACGGTGCGCTGGCTGCCAAAAAGCACCCCGACATGGAGCTGTACTATTCCGACGACGGGATTATCGAGCTCACAAAGCCCATGAAGATCTACGCGGATGAGAGCCAGGGCATTACTGTTATGAACCAGGACGGCGAGATTGACCTGGTGGGCAAGATTATCCTGGAGGCAAAGTTTACGACGGCTGCCAAAAAGCCAGACGATCCGCAGCTGTTCCGAGGCCCCATCCAGCTGCAAGCCGGCATGATGTGCCACGACGCAGATTATGGGATCCTGTTTACCTGTTACGCCGGCCGCGAGATCGAGATCAACATCTTCGCGCGCCACCAGGAAACGATCGGGTTGATCAGCAACTACGTCCAGGACTTCGAGATGCACATGGCCGAGGGTACATACCCAGAGCCCAGCAACATCGAGGAGCTCGCCTGGAAATACAACAAGCCAGACCCAGACCAGGAGACCGAGCTTGCCTCTGAGCTCGCGACATCCGTCCAGGTTTACCAGGGAGCGGTGGCAGCCATCAAGGCAGCCGAGGAGCACAAGCAGGAGGCCACCGAAAACCTAATGGCCGCCATTGGCAACTACAAGATCGGCAACGTCTACGCGCCCGACGGTAAGCATTACAAAGTAACCTGGGGCTGGCGCACCAGCAAGGCAAAGCCACCGGTGCTGTGCCCGCATTGCCGCGGTGAGCTCGAGGCGGCCAAGCCAGAGAGCACGGTCCGACAAAAATCAATCAGCGTGAAGGAATCGAAATGAATAAGCTGCCAACACTAGCCCCGCAGACAATGGCCGAGGCGATGGACTTCAGCAAGATGATCAGCCATAGCCAGATGGTCCCAAAGCAATACCAGGGTAAACCCCAGGACGTCCTGGTTGCGATTCAATGGGGGTATGAGCTTGGATTGCAGCCGCTCCAGGCGCTGCAAAACATTGCTGTAATCAACGGCAAGCCATCGGTTTATGGAGATGCTGCGCTCGCCCTGGTGAAGAACGATCCCCGCTGCGCCGGCGTTAGCGAGACCGTGACCGGCGACGGCGACTCCAAGACGGCAACGTGCCTGGTCAAGCGCCGGTATGGTGACGACATCGAGGAGACCGTGCGCACATTCAGCGTGCGCGACGCCAAGATGGCCCGCCTGTGGGGTAAACCAGGACCCTGGCAGCAGTACCCGGACCGGATGCTTATGATGCGCGCCCGAGGCTTTGCGCTGCGCGACGCATTTCCCGATGCTTTGAAAGGCGTAATCACGGCCGAGGAAGCCCAGGATATGCCCTCAGAGCCGAAAGATATAACGCCCAAGGCCAACCCCTTAGACCGGGTTGCAGCGGCCCGTGTCGATCGATCTGAGCCGCCAGCGCCAATGCCAGAGCCGGATGTTGAAGATGCCGTTTACGTCGAGCAAGTCGATGAGGACCTGCCGTCATTCGATGAGCTGCCACCAGAACCAGCCCCGCAGCCGGAGCCAGAGCCGGAGCCTGAACCGCAAGCAGCTGCGCAGCCTGTTGGGTTGCAGCTATTTAATCACCAGGGAAAGCCAATCGGCGGGCAGCTGGAGACGGCTAAGCAATACACCGACGGGTTTATCAAGTTGATGCGCAAGTATGTCGAGCTCGACAAGTCAAGTGACGGGACCATATTTACCAGCCGGCAGAAGATGACATTGCTGCGCGAGCTGCGCGAGGCCAACCAGGAGCGGATCGACAAGCTCAGCGACACCGCGTCCAAAGAAGTTTTAGGTTTGTATAAATTACATTTGCGCCAGCTCGGCGCGGGAGGTAAGGATGCCAGTTAATCGTGAAAAATTTAGCCTGACTTCAAAGCAGCGCGACATTATGGAT